CGCTCGAGCAGCAGGTCGAACGGGCGATCACCCGGGCAGAGGAGATTCACTCCGAGGGCGCCCGCGGCAAAGCGGCGGCGCTCAATCAGGACCTGGGGAAGGCGAAGATCAAGCCAAGCGACTGGCCCGGCAACTCGATGGCGCCGGGTGAGTGGGTGAGCGACGGGCACCTGATGTTCCGGCGTTCCGACGTCGACCAGCTCGGGAAGCGGGCCGAGCCCTACCTGCGCGAGAACCCGTCGCGGCACGGCCTAAACCAGGACGCCGGCGACAAGATCTTCGCGCAGGCGGTGAACCAGGCCAAGCTGAAACTGGACGTGCTCGGGCATCTGCCGGTCGCCGAGGGTGAGAAGTACGCCAACGCCTTTCTGGTGCCCGAAGGGGCGACCACCGGACTGCGCCGCGTGAACGCAGCCCTGCTCCGGCGCCTGAAGGAGATCACCAAGTTCGACGAGCTCCGCGGCCCCAAGGAGACCGACAAGGCCATCGCCGCGTACCGCAACGGGGAGCCGGTCGGGCTCATCATGCCGATTCGCATGATGGACGCGCCGCCGTTCAACGTCGCAGAGGCACGCGCCCTCGCCGGCAGGCCGGTCGAGCCGCCGAAGCGCCCGGGCGGGACGACGAAGGTGATGGGCATGACGGTGCGGGAGCCGCTCACCGCTCGCACGCCGATGGAACCCAACTTCGAGCAGCCGCTGGCGTCGGCGAGCCTGCCCGCCGCGGGCGTTCCCCAGATGGCGACGCCCGCGGGCAAGGGGCCCGACGTGGCGGCCGTACGCGCGCGGATCGTGCGGAAGATGAGCGAGATCCTCGACATCCCCGTCCGCATCGGGAAGTACGGCGGGTTCCGTCGCGGGACGCTCGGGATCTACAAGATCAAGCCCGAGGCGATCCGCCTGAAGGTGGCGAAGGACATCGAGGTGCTCGGCCACGAGGTCGGACACCACATCCACAACCTGCTCTTCGGCACGTCGCCGCACGGGCTGTCGAGCCAGGTGCTCCGTCCCTGGGTGAAGGAGCTGAAGCCGCTCGGCAAGGGGATCTCGGACCAGAGCTCGGCCGAGGGGCTCGCCGAGTTCTTCCGCCGCTACCTCACGAACCCCGCCGAAGCGAAGAGCGCCGCCCCGCGCTTCTACGACTACGTGGAGGGTCGCCTCGCCAAGGAGTTCCCCGAGGTCCGCAACATGTTCGAGAGCGCCCGCGCGGAGTACAAGGCGTACCTCGAGGCGGGCCCCCGGGCGCGCGTGCGGTCGAACATCTCCGTGCAGCCGGAGAAGCACTGGAGCTTCAGCGACAAGTTCCGCCGGTTCATGGTGGGGGTGCTCGACAACCTCTACGACATCGAGAAGGCCCAGCACGAGATCATCAGCTCGGCGCTCGGGCTCGACGCCCCGCCCCTGTGGCGGCCGTTCGCGCGCGCGAAGTGGATGGCCGAAGTCAGCCGCCAGACGAAGTGGGAAGAGAACGCCTCGGCGATGGCGCATCTCGTCGCGGGCTCCGCCGGCACGGCCGAGCACTTCATCAAGCGGGGGACGCTGGACTACGGCACGCTCCAGGTAAAGGGCAAGAGCCTGGAGGCGGTGATGCGGCCGGTCAGCAAGCAATTCGAGGAGTTCTTGGACTATGCCGTGTCGCGGCGGGCGAACGAGCTGCACGGGCGCGGCATCGAGACGGGGTTCCGCCCTGAGGATACGAAGTGGGTCGTCGCCCAGGACGGCGCGCGCGAGCACTTCGTCCGCGCGTTCGACGACCTGCAGACCTACCAGCAGCACCTGCTCGAGTACCTGCGCGACGCGCGGGTCATCTCTCACAACAGCTTCGAGAAGATCACCGCCCAGAACGAGCACTACCTCCCGTTCTACCGGGTACTCGACGACGAGATCGCGCGCCGGGCGGGCGGCGGCTCGGTGTTCGGGCAGGTGTTCTCGCCGGTGAAGCGGATTAAGGGCTCGGGGCGGGACATCATCAACCCGTTCGAGTCGATCATTAAGAACACCTACCTCTACACGCGCCTCGCCGCACGCCAGCGTGTGTCCGAGGCCCTCGCCCGCCTCTCCCTGCGCGACGGCGCCGGCGTCTGGATTGAGCGGATTCCCGCTCCGACGAAGGTCACAAAGATGTCCTTCGGGGAAATCGAGAATCAGGTCGGCAAGATCCTCGGTGATCGCATGGATTTGGAGGGGATGACCGAGCGGCAGCGCCAGCAGCTCGCCGAGGAGATGCTCGCCGTGTACCGGCCAGGCGACTACTTCGGGAAGGACAACATCATCTCCGTCCTGCAGGGCGACAAGCGCCTCTGGTACGAAGTCGATCCCGACCTCTACAAGGCGATGATGGGCCTGTCGCACGAGCAGGCGGGGAGTCTGACGCGCCTGCTCACCTTCCCCGCCAAGGCGCTCCGCATCGGCGCCACGCTGTCGCTCGAGTTCATCGGTCGCAACCCGATCCGCGACCAGCTCGCCGCGTTCGTGCAGTCGGAGTACGGCTTCAAGCCGGGCTTCGATTGGGGCCGCGGCTTGTTCCACATGCTGAAGCGCGACGACCTGTTCTGGAAGTGGAAGGCGGCGGGGGGCGAACGGGCCGCCCTCCTCGAGCTCGACCGGAATAGCCTCCGCAACAGCGTGCGCGAGGTGCTGGGACGGCCGCCCGGCGCGGGAGAGGTTCTGAAGGACGTCATCAAGAGCCCGATCGAGCTCTTGAAGCTCCTGTCCGCCGCGACCGAGGATGCGACGCGCATCGGCGAGTTTGCCCGTGGTGTCGAGCGGGAAGGCGCGACCCGGGCCGGCCTCGAGAAGGCCGCGGCCGCCTCGCGCGAGGTGTCGGTCGACTTCGCCCGGCACGGCGCGAAGACCGAAGCGATCCGCATGATGACCGCCTTCTGGAACGCGCGGATGCAGGGCTACTACCGCCTCGCCCGCTCGATGCGGGACCATCCGGTGCGGACGACGGCCCGCGCCGGCGTCGCCGTCACCCTCCCGTCGGTCCTCCTGTTCTACGCGAACAAGGACGACCCGGAGTATTGGGCGAAGCCGCAGTGGGAGCGGGACCTGTTCTGGCACGTGAAGCTCGGCGGGACCTACTACAAGATCCCGAAACCGTTCGAGCTGGGGATCATCTTCGGTACGATCCCCGAGCACATCCTCGAATGGGCCCACACGCACGACCCGAAGGGCCTGGAGCAGGCGCTCACCCAGACGGTGGGCAGCGACATTGCGAGCCTCGCCCCGATCCCGACGACGCTCGTGCCGCTGATCGAGAACTTCGCGAACTGGAGCATGTTCCGGCGCCAGCCGATCGTGTCGCGCACGCTCGAAGATGTGCAGCCGCAGTACCAATTCACCGAGGGGACCTCCGAGGTGGCGAAGGGGTTCGGCCGGATGCTCGGCCAGTCGCCCCAAAAGATCGACAACCTCCTCTTCGGCTGGACGGGCGGCCTCGGCCGCATGGCCGTGGACCTGGGCGACGTCGGCGGGCAGCAGGTGGGCCTCTTCCCCGAGGAGCCACGGCCGTCGAAAACCGCGGCCGACATCCCCGGGGTGCGCGGGTTCGTGTCGAAACCGGCTGGCCGCGGCTCCGAGGACGTCGAGCGGTTTTACTCAGCCTGGAGCGAGGCGCAGGAAGCGAAGAGTACGAGGGACCTCCTGAACCGCGAAGACCGTCTCGATGAGTTGGACGCCTTCGAGGACAAGAACGCCGAGCTGCTCGATCGCTACGACGACTTCAAGGGCTTCGCCGACGAGCTCGCCAGCCTGCGCCACGAGATCGCCGAGCTCTCGCGCGACGAGTCGCTCACGCCCGACGCGCGGCGCCAGGAGGTGGAGCGGCTCGGCCGCGAGATGCAGCAGGTCGCGCGCGAGGCCATCGAGCGCCGGACCCCAGTGGGGCGCCCATGACCATCATCAAGGCGGTCGCCGGGATCTCGACGACGACAACGGCGGGGGCCGCGCTCCTGCTGCAGTCGGCTGGGGGGTCGCCGGAGGTCACGGGCGCGGTTCTCCTGAGTGCCACAACCCTAGCCCTGCTCCTGTATCTGGTGCGGCGGGTCCAGATGATCCCCAAAGAGGAGAGTGTGTTGCGGCACGAAGCGAACGATCGGATGCACGAGTCGCTCACGGCCCAGGGTGAGCGTTTCGACACAGAGCTCCAGCGGATGGAGACCCGCCTACTCGGGGCGATTCAGGAGGGGTTCCGTCGGGAGGCAGAGGAACGACGGACGTTCGAGCAGCGGTTGCGGGAATGTGAGTTGGCCCAAGCCAGGCGGGGGGACCGATGAAGCCAGCCGAACAGACCGAGATCGCCGCGCGGCTCACCGCGCAGAACGTGCCACTCAAGCGGGTGGTCTCAAAGATCCAGAATACCCGCCGCGGCGTCCTGTTCCTCTTCGCCGGCGGCCTCTTCATCGCGATGTCGTTCGGCTTCGTCATCTACACGATGGTCATCACGAAAGGCGCGCCGAGCATCGCGTCAATGATCTTCGCGCTACTCCCCGGGCTACCAGGCGCCTATTTCCTGCTTGCCGGCGGGCACCTGCTCTCGGGTGACGCGATGCTGGCGGCCGAGGAATCTGGTGGTATCATCACCCGCACGGCCGCGAAGGCGCTTAGGGTTGCCCGCGTCAAGGAGCCCTCGTGAAGACCAGCGGCGCGGGGCTCGAAGCGCTCAAGCGGCGTGAGGGTGTCGTTCCGACGATGTACCGGGACTCGGCCGGATTGCCGACGATCGGCGTGGGGCACCTCCTCACCAAGGACGAGCTCACGTCCGGCAAGATCCTCCTCTCCGTCGACTGGCACCTGGGGCTAACCGACGGGCAGGTCGACGAGTTGCTGCGACGGGACCTCGAGACGGCGGAGATCGCGGTCGGCGCCGCGGTGCGCGTCCCGCTTACGCCGCACCAATTCGACGCCCTGGTCTCCTTCGCCTTCAACGTGGGCGTGACGGCCTTCCGCAACTCCACGCTGCTGCGTCTCCTGAACACGGGCGATTACACTACCGTCCCCGCGCAGCTCCGACGGTGGATCTACTCGGCGGGCCAGGTGGACCCCATCCTCGTGAAGCGTCGCGAGGACGAAGTGCGTCAGTGGCAGGCGGCATGAAGGGTGTTCCGAAGGTCCTCCGCTGGGCAGAGAACCTGACGGACGGCCAGGTCGTGCTGCTCGCCACTGAGTTCAGCCGGCACCTCGCGAATCCCACTGACGTGGACCCCGCCGCGCTGCGCGCGATCCTCGCCCGCTTCATCACGAAGCTGCCGGCGACGCCGGAGCCGGTGCGATGACGAACGTCCGGCTGCGCGTGCCGCTCGTGACGATCGCGATCGGGGCGATCGCGCTGTACGTCTTCGCGCAATGGACCGCGCGCCAAGGGGCCGAGGACCAGCGAATCATCCAGGCCGCGGAACACGCCCTCGCGAGCGGCAAAGCGTACCGCGGTCGCATCGCGAAGCTCGCCGCGGCGAGCCGGGCCCATGCCGACACGGCGCGCACGCGCCAAGTGCTGATCCCCATTGTCACGCCGGCCATGACGACGACCGAGATCCGCGGCGTGGCGATCGACTGGCAGCGCGTGGCGCGGCAGTGGGAGCTGGCCTTCCGGGCGGAGAGTACGCGGGCGGTGGTCGCGGAGGGGCGCGTTGCCGAGCTTGAGCGGCACCTCGCGCAGGTGTTGACCGTCGCCGACTGCCGGATGCTCGGGATCGAGTTTCTGCCGCGGTGTCCAGGGAGAACAACGGCCTTCGTTCTCGGAGCCGGGGCGGCGAGCGTTGTTCTCCTTGCCCGGGGCAAGTAGTCCTCCTACATTCGTCGGCGTGCGGCCAATCGAGTCACGCCTCGAGTAACCGCCGACTAGCAGCGTCCGTGGGTGACCGCGGGCGCTGTTTAGTTTTCCGCGACTCGGGCCTTGCCGTTTCGTCGTGCCCGTTCTATCGTACGGCCCCACCCCCTAGGGGCACCGATGCGGTCAACCGAGGTCGATTCTTCTCATTGCGCCTGCGGCTGCGGGCGATTACTCGTACAACCACGAACCGGACGGCGGAGGAAGTTCGTCGAGGAGCATCGGAAACGGCAGTGGGAGCGGGCACCTCGGGGGAAGCAGCGCACTCGGCGCTGGCGGGCGAACGCCAGGAAGGAGGCGCAATGACCCTACAACTCCCAGCGATTGTGGCGGTCGCCGTGTTCGAGGTTACACGGGCCCTCCATCAGTTCCTGGTAGGCGATCGGATCCTGGTGCGGCCCACGCCCCAGGGGCCGGTGTACGAGCTCTACCGGCGACTGCGGGCGGAGGACGTGGAGGGGGTACTCACGCCGAGCAACGTGGCGCTGAACGCTACTGAGCCTGATGACGGGTACGCCGAGGCGGCCCGCTTGTTCGCTCGATCACCTTCATCGCAGCCAGGGCTGCGGCGTCTAAAGTAGTCGCGCGATTGCCGAAGTAGGCGACCTCGACGTTGGCGAGGAGTCGCCGCAATTCTGCGAGGACCGCGCGCGCTCCGAGGGCGAACGCGACGTCGGTCTCCGTCTCGCCTTCTCCGGGCGCCGTCTTCGGCCCCGTCCCCAAGATCATCCAGTGCGCGTTGGTCCGTGTGAGGCGACAGAAGTGCCCGAGCTTCTCGGCATCGGGGACCGCGCCCTTGTTGAACCAGTCACTCACCGTTGGGCTCGTTGCGCCCGTGCCGCGCACGAGGTCGGCCTGTGTGAGGTTTTGCTCGCGGACCACGGCCATCATCCGCTTGTGAATGTCGCCCCGCTCCACCTCAGGTTTCCGCTTTCCCATCACACTCCTCCGCCTGTTTCCAGCGCCGTACCAGCCCGTCGAAGTCGAGCCAGGTGAGCAGCGCCACGATGAGGACCAGGGACAGGGCGAGGGAGACCAGCGGGGCGAGGCGCACCACCCACCGATCCACCAGCCAAGCCGGTGTCGCACCGACGGTTGTGACCAAGACGAGGGCGACGGCCATCTTGGCACGGCTCCGCCAGAAGCGCATACTTGACTCTCCTCGGTTCCCCTAGTAGGTTGTCCTTCGACACCGTTTGACAACTCGGTAAACCGAAGAGGTACGGTATCGTGGCTGTCGCGACAGCGCAAGGCCCGAAAAAGACCCCCAAGAAGCGTGGGCCGCGTATCTGGGCTGACTGCAGTCGGTTGGAACAGAAGGCCGTCCGAGTGGTCGCCAAGCACTACGGCTACGCGCGTGGGCAGATCCTCCGGCGCCACTCCCTCGACGAGATTCTGGAGCTGTACCGCAAGCTCACCGCAGAACAGTAAGAGGCACATGGCGACGAGCGTGACGTCCGGTCTCACCAAAGAGCAGATCGAGGCCCGCAAGCTGGGCATCGGTGGCAGCGATGCCGCATCGGTGCTCGGGTGCAATCCCTACCGCAGTGCCCGCGAGTTGTACGAATTGAAGCTCGGGCTCCGCGAGCCCGATCCCCCGAACGCTCAGATGAAGCGCGGCATCTATCTCGAAGCGGTGGCGCGTCGCCTCTACACCGAGCTTACGGGGCGGAAGACGCAGCGACTCGCTCAAGTGGTCCATCGGAGCTACCCGTTCATGCTGTGCAACGTGGACGGGCGGATACTCAAGAGCCGTCCACGCCTGGGCCCGGGCGTTCTCGAGTTGAAGTGTCCGGCCATTTGGACGTTCGCGAAGGTGAAGCGCGAGGGGCTGCCGCTGCACTACATCGTGCAGATGCAGCACAACCTTGCCGTCACCGGCTACCAGTGGGGGAGCTTCGCCCTCTTCAACGCTGACGCCTGGGAGCTGATCCACTTCGACGTGGAGCGCGACCTCGACTTGATCGACGCGCTCTACGTGAAGGAGGAGCAGTTCTGGCACCAGCACGTCGAGAAGCGGATTCCGCCGCCCGAGACGCCGAACACGACCCCCGAGCTCGTGGCCCAGCTCGCGAAAGCCGAACAGGCCGCCGGCGGGGGCGAGCTCATCGTCCGCAGCGACGTCGAGTGGTGCGAGGCGGCGCGGATGTACCTCGAGGCCAAGGAGCTCGGCGAGACGTCGGAGAACCTCCTCGCCTCAGCGAAGGAGAAGTTGCAGGGGCTCATGGGACAGAAGGGCGCCGTCGAGGGCGGGGGGCTCCGGGTCTACTGGTCGGAGCAGGACGGCCGCGTCACGTTCGACCGCAAGGCACTGGAAGGATCGGCGCCGCTCGATCGACTGGCGGTGGCAGCGGCGATCAATCAGCGCGTGATGAGCGACGACACGAAGGTCGCCATTCTCTCCGACCTCGTGCACTGCGGCGTGAACCTGAAGACGTTCGAGAAGAGGGCAAG